CCCGTGCGACGTTGGCGGAGGTGTACACGGGGCGCGCCACCTTCGAGACGCAAAACACATGGTCGTCCCCGTAGATGACCGCTGACACGTGTCGGAAGAAGTCCAAGGCGAGGTGGGGGGCGAGCATGTACAGGGCGAGAAACAGGTCGAAGAGGCACTCAATGCCGTTGAAGTACTCCGTCATGTCCTCGCCGGTGGGGCGGCCCTTGCAAATCTCCACCAGGAGCCCGCCAATGGCCGCGTGGTGGACGCCGCCGGAAAGCACCAGCCGGCGGGCCCGCTCGACCTCAATGGGGGTGCCCCCGAGGATCTCGACGACGCCCGCACACACGGTGGCCGTGGCAATGCGGCGAGCGAGGTCGCGCGACGTGTCATAATTTGGAAAATCCCCATCGTTGCCCTCCTCCTCCTCAGGGGGGCAGTCCGGGCCGAGCGCCTCTTTCACGGCGTTGAGCACTTCCCGCCACTGGGCGGGATACGCCGCATTGACCCCGACAGCCATGCGGCTGACCGAGACCGGTAGCGCTCGGATGGCGGCGGTGACGGTCCCCAGCACGCGCCTGCTTGAAGTGAGCCGGTCGAGGGGCGGGCCGGTCGTGAACCGGATCCCTTTGGAGTTAACCGCGCTTGCAGTGCGTTGCTCACTCTTCCCGGCGGCCACGCTGGCGATGGGCTCGACGTCCTCCCCCGCGTCCAGCGCGGCAATGAAGGCGTCGGAGGCGGCCACGAGGTCTGGGTCGACCGTGCGCTCGGACCACGAGGCGTAATTGGTTTTGGCGCCCCCGCGCTTAAACAGGCCCGAGGATGTGGTCGGCTCCATGGGGTTAATCAAACCACCGTCCCCGAACAACGCGGTCTCGCAGTCGAGCAAACGGTACTTGATCCCGGTGGCCAGGAGGTGTGGCCGCAGCCGGTCGAGGTACTGGCGCGCGAACTCCAGCGCCACGGCGACTGGGGGGAGGCGCGCTGGTTTGTGCGCGGCAATGCGGCGAGCGGCCGGATCAAGCCATGCCCGCG